ATGACAAATGCAGTGCAGCAAGTAATCCTTTCGAGTAAAAGGAATCGACAATATGACTAGCGGTATTTATGATTTGCCACCGGACACAACAGCCGGTCTTGATTTCAATTATGCGGTATGGTCTAACGGGACAATTGTGACTTTGTGCAATGTTCCCTGGAATGCTGATTACCGGGACATTGTGAAATTCGCCAACGGTCAGGCTGACCTGGACACGTATCTGACCACTCAAAGCGGTCCCATTGTGACCATCGAGAATATGACGTATGCCAAGGTGGGTCAGCCGGTGCGCGTCAATGTGCCGTTCAATCAGGCATTCAAATATAACTATCTGCGTGCCGCTAACCCGGCACAGCCGATTACGGGGGATATGCCCCGATCTTTTTATTACTTCATTACCGATGTGCGGTATGTGGCACCGAATACCACGGAAATGCAAATACAATTGGATGTGTGGCAGACATTCGGCTACGGTGTGACATTCGGGAATTGCTTTATCGAGCGCGGCCACATCGGTATTGCCAACGAAAATCAGTTTTCCGACAACGGGCGAACCTATCTCACCGTTCCTGAGGGTTTGGACATTGGCGGGGAATACCAAATCATCACCCAGTACAAGCACACTATCGCCAGTGCGAGGGATGAAAACTATTCCATCCTTGTAACCTCCACTGTTTCCCTCAATGACGACCCTGGAACCATTGAGAATCCGCAATTGCATTCTGCCAAAGGTTCCCAGTTGGAAAACTTGCCTAACGGCGCGGAAATGTATATTTTCTCTGACCTGGATCATTTCACGCAGTTTATGGAAGCATTCTCCGACCGCCCCTGGATCACCCAAGGGATCGTGTCCATTACCGCTATCCCCAAAATGTCCGAGTACGGCATCCAAGCCGTATCGTCGATGATTGAGGGTGTGAGTGTGTGGGAAATCGATCCAGGACAGTTGCGCCGCAACAAAGTTCCCATGAGGAACAACTGGAGGAACGAGTTGCCGATGGGTGACGGCAACCGCTACGGCTTGCTGCAAAAATTCAAGGTGTTCCCCTATACGGTGTTGGAAATGACCTCCTACACCGGGACACCGTTGGTGCTGAAACCTGAGAATTGGGCCGACTCCCACGCAACAATTGTGGAGGTTCCGCATTTCGCTTCATCCGGTGCGAGGATCATGTTCTACCCGTACCGGTACAACGCCGCTAACCCTGGAGCCGATCCCGACATTGACGGCACCTATGGGACGATCAATGACGGCGGGGAATTCTATGACATGGCTACCGGGATTTTCAATTTCCCCACGTTCAGCCTTGTCAACAACGGATACATCCAATACGCCGCCGCGAACACCCACGGCATAGCGTTCCAGCATGCCAGCGCCGAATGGTCACAGCAACGCGCACTAACCGGCAACCAAATGGCCTACGATCAATCAACCTCAGGGATGGAACTCTCCGAGCAATTGAACCGTCTAGGCATCAACGCCGCCACACAAAACACATCCCTTGCCAACGAAACGGCGTCCTGGAGGGCATTGCAGGGTTCCATCAATTCAGGTATATCCGGTGCTGCCGGGGGTGCGAAAGGTGGTCCGGTGGGGGCAGCTACCGGGGCATTGACGGGGGTAGCCAATCAGGTTGCCTCATGGGCGATTGAGGTCAACCAAAACAACCAATCGCTCGGTATCGCCAACAACCTTTCAAGTTCCTCCAACCGGGCCACGGTGGAGCAACAGGGATACGTTCGGGACACCAACAAGAATTACGCGGATTATGCGGCACGCGGGGATTACCAAAACCAAATCGCCGCGATCAATGCCAAAGTCCAGGACGCAAGGCTGATCCAACCAACAACAGCCGGTCAGGTTGGCGGGGACGCTTTCAACCTTGCCACCTACAAATGGGGTTACGACATCAAAGTGAAAATGCTCAACGCCGGGGCCATGCGTGCCATTGGCGAATACTGGCTACGCTACGGGTACCAAATCAACATGTTCGGCACCATGCCAGCGTCCCTCATGGTCATGACCCGATTCACCTACTGGAAACTGCGGGAAACCTACATTACCGCCGCGCAATGCCCCGAAACATTCAAACAAGCCATACGGGGAATCTTTGAAAAAGGCGTCACAGTGTGGAACAACCCCGCCGACATAGGAAACATCGATATAGCAGACAACGCAATCGTGGCAGGAGTCCAATTGTGACCCACAATGGGGATATTGAAACCGCGCGTGCGTCTCACTGGAGTTTCGGTGGAGCGTCAAAGTCTTTCGATGAAATGACTGAGGAAGAACAGGGTTTTGCCTTGGAATTGGTTGCGGCTGTGAGGAAGAAACTGGAGTCCGACAATGCCTCGTAAGAAAAATGATCTTGTTTACACTCAGTACTATGAGCCCCATTTGAATGGTGGGCACCGGAACAACCCGACCAACAATCAGCAATGGCTGACCGAACGTATGTATATGCGGGTGTTAACCGAGTTGTGTGCTAACCGTTTCAAGTGGGTTGGTTTGCCCGATACCATTGACGAACGTTTCCTCGAATTGACGTTGTTTTATCACGGTTTGGCGGTGTTTTATTGGGATAAGGATATTGACCGGTATTTGACGCTGAGGGCATCGGGTGCGGGTAGAACGAATATGTATGACAACCCAACGAGTTTCACGGTAACCGGTGGGGCAATGATCAATAAAACATTGGGACCAAAGAATTGTGTGCCTATTTGGTCTAATTATCTGCGGACACCGGACCTGGATATTGTGATGCTGTATTCCAAGAAACTTGCCGACATTGACCGGACTATTGAGATTTGCGCGCGAAACATGCGGCAAACGAAGGTGATCCGCACCACTGAGGATCAGCGTCAATCATGGGTGAACATTGTCAGGCAAATGATGGAGGGTCAGGAGGTTGTTTTCGGTACACGGCAATTGAACATGGAAGATATTGACGTGATGGACCTTGCCCCGCACCCCGAAATGCTCCCTAACCTGCAAATCGCCAAAGTGAAAATGTGGAACGAATGCATGACCTTGTTAGGCATCAACAATGCCAATCAGGAAAAGCGGGAAAGACTCGTTGCTGATGAAGTATCAGCGAACGATCAGCAAATAGCGGCAACGCGTGCAATCAATATGAATGCACGACTCCAGGCATGCGAACAAATCAACCGCATGTACAAACTGTTGAATGTCTCGGTACGGTTCAACCTGGACACACCGGAAACACCCCAGTTGGCAATTCCCTACTTAGAGGGAGTGTGAAATGGCAACATTTACTATAACCCTGAAAGACGCGTTGGCGATTGATCCCGAATTGCTGGATGCCGAATACCCGATATGGAAAGAGGAATACCGGGAAACCCTGGATCAGACAATCAAGGATTGGTTTTGGAACCGGGAAATAGGACAGGAAACAATAGAACTGTTCAAACTCGCCTACAGGCGCAAAATGAACCTCATTATGCCTTTGTACAATCAGCATTATGTTTTGTCGGATATTGACCTGAATCCACTGGAAACCATCAATATCAGGAACCTTTCAACAAGTGAAGGTGAGACAAGTGGTACCGGGAATTCCACCAACGAGTCAAACAGTGGTGCGAAATCCAGGGTGGTTGCATCGGATTTCCCGCAAACGCGGTTGGCGGGGGACGGCGATTATGCTTCCAGTGCTCAAGATTCGGTATCCGATGCACTCGCGGCTAGCACAACGACGGAAACGAATTCCGGCACGCAAAACGGCACAGTAGACTCCACAACGAGCGGTTTCCAGGGTCATTCGGCGGTGTTGATAGCTCAATATCGTCAAACGCTGGTGAACATCGATATGATGATCCTTGAGGAACTGGAATCGCTGTTTATGCTGATATGGTCAAACGGGGACGAATTCACTGAAAGGCAAGGCTACGGTTATGGCTATTACGGATTTCCCTTTTAGGATTGGCCCGATAAACAACATCACCCCGTTTACCTACCGTGACGGGGTAACATACCTGGAAATCCTGTATAAGCTGCGGGATTACATCAATGATACTTTGCGCCCCGAATTCGATGCCGAAATGGAACGCATTATTGAGGAATTCACTGCTGGTATTGAAAACGCCGAAAACACCATCATCGAATACAAAACCAACATTGATGCTGCCATTGCAGCGTTCGAGGCAGGCGTCAACGCTGACATAGCCGCGCACGAAACCGCCGTAGATACCCGTATGGACGCCGCCGAAACGGATATCAACACAGCCAAAACCGGCTGGCAAACCCTGTTCAATCAATTCATGGCCGATGTTGAAGCGGAACTAGCCGCGTTGAGTGATGCCGCAATGGGTGGTTTGATTGGGAACCCTGCCAGTGAAACCGCTATTGCTCTAGCCAAGGTTTCCCACAAGGTTATCAATGTCAAAAAATATGGTGCCAAGGGTGACGGTGTTACCGACGATAGAGCGGCTTTCCAGTCTGCCATTGATGAAGCATTGTCATTCCCTAATGGTGCAACCATTGTTGTTGACAACGGCAATTACCTGATCGGTTCCCCAGGAATCGTGATCCCCACGCATGCCAAGAACATCATTATGCGCGGTTCAGGTATGGGTGCAACCGGACGTTACGGCACCGTATTAACCCGTACCGGAGCATTCCCTGTCATTACGGCAAGGGGAGACGAAACCGCCCCGACCACAACGGCGAAAGTTACAGCCGCAATCAATCTGTATGATCTCACCCTACATGGAAACAATTTCGCAACTCCTGTTGTGTGGTTTTCGATTGCTGCGGGTTACGTTTGGGAGCGCGTGCGTATTGCCTATTCGGCGGCAGAGGCATTTCTTGGCACGCAATTATGGAATGTGCGACACCATGAATGCTTATTTGAAACATCCGGTGTACTGGCAAGCGATATCCCCGCTGTACGCTTGAACGGTACAACTCATGAAGGTACGAATACTGTTCACCTAATTGGCTGCCACTTTGAGGGTAATTTAGGTGATGATCTGTTATTGGACGGAAATATCAACACCTATCCGACCGTTGGTGTTATGGTCACGGCATGCAAGTTTGAACGCGCACTAGGCGCGGCTATCCGATTCCGTAAAGCACAATCCAATACCATCAACAACTGCTATCTGTACTCAAATACAAGCGGAGCCGTTGCCGTTTTTGAAACCGGGGCAATCCGCAACTCAGTTGACGGAAACGTTGTTGGCGGTGGCGCGGCAACGACATACCTCTTTGACTTGCTGGGTGGAACACACAATATTGTTGCCAACAACACCATTTACAGTGTGGGAACCGCTGCGATTCATATAGGGGCTAACTACGCTTCAACACCCGCAAGCTACGGCATGTTTGTTGTCATAGCCGGTAACGCGTGGGAACAAGGTGCAGGAACATTCCTCGTTGACGATAGGACAGTCAAAAAAGGATTCATCCAACACCCCGATGGGGCAACATTCGGGTCCGGTGGCGGTAATGCGTCCCTAGCCGTTGACGGTGCCACCGGTGGCCTCAACCAATTGGTTATCCGCTCCGCAGGGGTTGACCGGTGGCGGTTGAGGAAACTTGCCGACTCTGCCAGCGGAAACCTTACATTCATAGGCATCAAGGATGACGCATCAACAGTTACGGTTGCAGAATTTGAACGCGCCACCGGTAACGGAAAGTTCATCAACACTCTTGAAGCTGCCGCCCATTTCAAGCACAGTGCCCCAACGGGGACGGTGGGTTTCTACGGCACAACACCTATTGGCAAACCCCAGGTAACAGGCTCCAGGACGGGTGAATCGGCGGCCAATGCTTCATTGCGCGCGGCACTGGTAGCGCTAGGTTTGATAACAGACAACACTACCGCGTAGCGGGCGCGTGTCCGACGCTACTATTTTCATTTCGTAAGCCGTGACGTAATTACCTCAAGGGGGTTCCCTTGTACGACGATGAAGCTAAGGCACTTGGTGTCAAGATTCTTGGTGTTGTTGAGTCGAACCAGAACTATCAGGCGATCAATTACAATGACCCGATTACGGTTGGTGTGGTGCAGTGGTTCGGGACGCGGGCGGCGTCCATTCTTGTGCGTATGCGGGACGAAAACCCTGGCGCGTGGTATCAGGTTGCACCGTCCCTTGCCGGTCAGTTGTACGAAATCCCCTCCAACAACGCGTACTGGAATTCCCGGTATCTGACCTTTGCTGAGGGTGAATCCCTCAAACCCGTACTCTCAGCTAATCAGGCGATCCAAAACGATCAGCTAATCGATGATATGGAAGTGTACAAAGCCGTAGCGATCAGTTACGGTTTTGACCCTGACAGTAACACCGAAACGGTACTGTATTTTTTCAGTATGCATCATCAGGCACCGGCCTATGCCCTCGAAGTGGTGCAAACCCTGCAAACCACGGCAACGCTCGCACAAATCCACGCCGCATGCCTAGCGCACCCCGTACTAGGACAATACGGGGTGAGGTACCAGACAACCCATGACCTGATCGTGGAGGGTGACCTGTCAGGGGTGGAACCCCCACCCCCCGAACCTGACGACGGGATCACTGAGGTACCGCACGCGGGGCAGATTACCTATGTGCATTCCACGTCCAACCGGATGTTCATCCAGTGGAAGGATGGGCACCGGCTCGAATGCATCCCCAACGGCAGGGATTACTGGATACCCATATCCGATGCCACCGTAACCGACCCTCCACCGCCCC